AACTGACCAGTAATACCAACACTTTTGACTGATGGAGCCTGATGAGGACTGCATAGTACGTCGAAGGAAATCCTTGACCATCTTGCGTCGTCGCTCTTTGGTTGTAGATGACTTAGCCATGGTGTTTCTATTATTAGTTTTTGTAAGAAGATACTCATGTTGTCCGCTCTCTCTTTAGAAGCGGAAATAATCATTATTTTCTTTTCTGCGTCATTAAACAGAGTCCACAACACAAACGCTCCAGTAATCCAACTTTTTCCGACTCCTCGGAAGGCTTGGATCTGTAGACGTTTTGGTCCGTGTTGTAAATAGTCTGCAATGGCGTATTGCGCCCTAGTTGGTGAAGGGAGATCAAGCTGGTCCCATAATGCTTGCAGAAACAGCTTGAAATCGCCCTGTAAGGACGTTAAAACGTCTTTCATGTACGAATGTGGATAAATATGTTATTCGAGCTCTGGGAGCTTCATACGCACGTAATCATCCCAGTTATCTATACCCTTTCCTGAACCAAATCCAACAGTACTATCTGCCTGTTCGGAATAGTTACCGGGATCTACTTCAAATCTGTCGCCTTTGCGTATTCTTATGCTTTTACCTCTTTGTGGTCCAAAGTTTTCTGCAACATCTAAACCACCGTTATCAAGAGAAATAAAATGCCCTTTAGTTAAACCTCTTAATGACTTTTTTTTATTTATATAGTCAATTTTCATTAAACTAATCAATTTGTCATATAGATGTTCTTTACCAATTTTTAATAATGCTGCGTAAATTTCATCTTGACCTTTTGCTTTAGTCCAAGGTTTTTCTCTGTCAGATCTTCTTTTAAGAATTTTAGCTCTAGCTTGTTTATCATCACCTTTCAATCTAAGACCTTCAAATGCACTCTGACTAGGTTTAGGTCTCCATGTTCTTCCGTCAGGACCTACGTATTCTGGGTACCCATCTAGACTTCCGTTTTCTCTTGCATGTGTATATGCGTTACGCATCCACATGTTTATTTCTTCTTTTCTATCTGGGTAAGCTTTAAGCATTTTGACTGGTTCACTAGCAATAATAGATCGAGCACCCATACGACTTGTAGGTCTTTGTGCTCTAACGCCTGTACCCGGAGCTCGTGCGCCATAGTTTCTTCTTGCTAACTGTTGCTCGACATATTGTTGCTTTGCTAGTTGACCACCCGTTATTTCTTGTACGCCGTTCTTAAAACCGTTGCCATTTATGCCGTTCTTTACGCCATTCTTGACACCGTTTTTGACAGCACGTTTCCCGTTCTTCAGCGCGTGGCGAAGAACATTATCTATAGGCATTAAAAAAGCCCCTTACGGGGCGGTTATTGTTTACTTGTTCGCTAGTCGTTTCTTAGCTGCTGCTTGTGCTCGTTGTTTTGCTTTTAATTTGTTTAAAGCTTTTTTACCTTGAGCAGTTCTTAAAGAAACAAACTTAGATCCATATTTGATATAACCTTTTGGAGCTCTACCATATCTTTCTGAAGAACCTGTAGTTGTTTTCTTTTTCTTTTCGTCAGCTACTGATTTACCATCTTTATTTTTGTAAGTACCCATTTTTGGATACCTAGCTTTACTTATCTTTGCTGATTTTTTTGCAGCTTCTTCAGAAAAATTCTTTTCTGCTTTTTTATAACCAGCTCCTAAGTTAGACATTCCAGTCTTTGAGCCACTTTGTTGTTTAGCTATGTCGTAAGAAGATTGAGCTTTAAATGTAGACATTTTCTTTTTTTGTCCAACTACTTTTCCTCTTTTATCAACTGTGCGTAACTTTCTAATTTTTCTATCTTGAACTCTGTTTTTGCCTAAGATTCTTAAGTCGTCTATTTGTTTACGACGTTTTTTCGCCGCCTCTGCTCTTCTATCTGTTCTAGTAGTCATCTTAATTTATATGTTGATGAATAATTAATTCTCTTAGTGGCTGTATTCCAAATGCTTTTCGCATCCATCCGAGCCAATTGCTACTACCTTTACCTTGGTTACATTTCCTGCACGCGGGTACAAGATTCGATGTAATTGTTTCTCCACCTCTGCAACGAGGTTTAACATGATCGAGTGTAAGTTCTTTAAATTCATAATTTTTTCCGCAATAAACACATGTACAATTGAAATGCTCTTTAATCGCACGCCTCCAAAGGCGTTTTGCTTCGGGGCTTGTCATGGTTATTAGATTGTGTAAGTAATGTTCTGGTTTAGGTAGTAAAGGGGTCATTTACGTATTTTGAGTCGGCTTTTTCTATTAGTAGATGGAGATTGGAGTCTTCCTTTTGTGGTACTCCCTGCATAGTGAGCAGCATCTTTGCCGTCACCATTCCCGTAGGTTCCAAGTTGTCTATTAAGTCGATTTGCATTAACACGTAGAGCTAATCCCTTTGTTGTTTTGTTGTATTTTTTTTGCTGCTTAAGTCTTTTTTGCTTAGCTGCTGGGTTGGATTTGTAGTAAGAGCTAGTGCTTGCCATATAGCTTTGCCTGTACTAATTCTGGATCAACGGTTGGCATAACCTGTGCGAGTTTTGACAGAGGGTTTCCGTCATAAGCAACTCCGCTAATATCATTAGCTTTCAACCAATCACAAGCTGCTTTTAAGTCCTGTGTAGTTGCTTCGCCTGCTTTTATACGGGTGAGAAACTCTTTAGTAACTAGATTATGCAACTCATTAAATTGATCTTCAGTTGCTTTCTTTTTCATCAGTATTTTTTTGCTGTTTTAGCTGCACGTTTAAAGTTGGCAGCAGTAGGAGCTCCGGCTTGACCGGGCTTTCTCATCTTTTCGCCAGAACCTTTTCTGATTCTTAGACGCTTGGCGTGGATGTTTGCATAGAGTCCGCGTTTAGCCATTATCTATACCCTTTCTTACCGCCTTTGCCTCCCTTACAGGAGCCTTTTCCTTTGTGTGCCATTGATTAACATTTCCATTTACGAAGGGCAAGAGCCTTACGAGTAGGTTTGCCGTTTGGTTTTTTCATTGGTCCTTTTACTCCTGACATCCGGGCGCAAAATGATTTTTTGCGAGGACCACCACCGGGTTGTGGTGCCTTAAGGTTTGCACCAGTTTCCCTGTTGTATTTTTCTCGACCAGCTTTGGTGAGTCCGCCAGTCCGACTTTTATGTTTGCCGATTTTTAAACTGACGTTTGCCATTAGACGCCTAGTCCTTTTTTAACTATGGCTAGTGCCTTATCGTCTAAATCGTTATCTGTTTGCTCAACTAATTTTTCTAATAGTTCAACTACAAAAGTCTTGAATTTTGGCGACTTAAGTGCAGATAGCACAAATGGTTTAAGGATTGCTAACATTGTTTTTTACTTGTGATATTGGTACTACGTCAGAACACATGTGATATACACGTGACTTCGGTAACAGGGTGAACCCTGATTTTTGTAATTGTGCACATTTGAGTGCACGGGTAAGCTCGTAGTCGAGCCTCATTTTTTCTTCTTGTCTTGCAGCTATTTCTCTGCATTGTTTTAGTCCACTCTTATCCAGTGGAACCATAAAGTTAACTTGGAATCCCCAGTTCTCAGCTAACGTGTAGCTAGATGGACTCATCTCCATATCTTCAGTTACTTCCCAAGGTTTTGTATGGTTGCCCATATAAAAAGGTGAGAAGGTCATAGTAGATCCGTTGCAGCTAATGTTTGGACCATATTGTTGTCTAGATGGTGCTCCATTGTTCTGGAATTGCACTGCCTGATTGGTCACATTTCCAGTAGCTGCGGCGACTGGGTTACTTACGTTATTATTTTCTGGTTCTGTATCAGCGTATGCTGGAGTTATTGAGAGAAGACTGAGTAAGAAGTAGTAGTGGAGTCGGTGTCTATAGTGCGAACCGTGTCGATTGTTTCGATTAGTCCTGCTGCTCTTTCTGTTATCTCTAACTGAAAGTCTGCTCCATCTGTTGTTAAGCTGAAGGTTGTTGCGGGATCTGCAATATCTCCTGAAGGAGTTATATTTGTTCCAGACCAAGTTTTTACCTCTGCTCCAAATACTTCTTGGTTTATCGTTTCTGATATTGTCTGAGTTGTGGTGGTAGTCGAGTTCATACTCCCTTGTGTGAACTGAGGAGTAATTGTGTTTGCTCTCGCTACTGCGGGTGACAACAGTGCTAAGAGAAGAATCCATTTCTTCATGTTTTTGGTTTTGTTGTTGTTCCGTTACCGTTTCCATTCTTCTTACCATTGCCCGTAGACAGCCCGAAAGTTGCGAGCGCACCCGTAAAAATCGAAGCCACGAACGTGATATCGCCTGCTGTAGCTGACTTTTTAATCATTGGCAGCTCAACATAACTTAGTGTAATTATGAAGCCACTCCAAATAACAACACCAAGGCGCACTGCTGCACCAAGTATCGCCATCTGTTCTTCATGATCGTCTACGTTTTCTTTGAGCTTTTTTAGGAAACTTTTTGGTTGCCCTTTGATTGGCTTAATTTCTTCCATGTTGTTTTCAATATTGGTTTAAGTGCAGTAACTACCCACTTAAATGCTGCTGTAGCTGTAAGGGTGGCTGCTACAGAAACTACTGCTGTTGTACTAGCAGTAATTAATATTTCGTTTTCTGGTAAAGGTACTTTTCTATCAAGAATTGGTATCTTTACTTGTCTTATACCGGTAGGTTCCTTTTCTTTAGTATCAGCCTTAACACCATTAGGTGGTCTTAAATCACTTGGAGGAACCACCATTGGTTTGTAATAAGGGACATCAGCCGTTGGAATGGTCAATGTCATTCTTTCTAATTTTGGTACTTTAGGTAAAACTAAAGTTGGTAAATCCATTAAGCTATTGCTTGTATATATAAATGTGGTTTAACAAGACCGGTTGTTGCAGCAGCAACAGAACCACCATCCCAATATTTATTAGAATGTACCTCACCGTGATAGGTTGATCCATCATACTCTCTACCCATAACTCTTAATGTTTTATTAGTAGTCCAATCACTGGTTTGTACTTTACCATTAGAAATATCTGTTGTTGTTGTGTTTAAATCAAATATCCAAACCATATGCATTTGAGAGTGGTGATGTGCATTAGAAACATACTCACCAGCCTTAGTCATTCTAGTAAGATCTATATCATTGCCATCAAATTGCATTTTAAAGTGAGAAATACCAGAATTAGTAGCTGGTCGAAACTGAAATACAAATTTGTATATTAACTGCTTTGTTCCAGTAGGTGGTTTATAAGAAATAGAACTACCAGTTATCTCTGTATGTGTTGTTGTTAAACCTTGTGCCTGTGTTACATCACCTAAAGTGTAAGTCCCAGATTTTACTGTTATACTTCTGCCATCACATATTCCAGAAAGAGTTTCTATAATCTCTCCAGAAGTTGCGGCTGGTGGTGTAAAGTTTGCAATAGTTGTCGAACCATCAGAATTTAAAACAATATTATTACTAGAAGAACTAGCATGTTTTAAAATTGGTGTTTCTATAGAAGTTGCTTTATATATACCTGTACCATTACCATCCAAGGTAATAGCGGCTGTTGACGCAGCGTTTGATTCTATCTCGTCAACTACAATTTTACTACTCATGATGGTTTAGGATAATCTGTTTTTACTTTTGCAATGGCATCGACCCAAGTTGTTGTACCATTTTTTTTGTCCCAATATTGCATATCTAATTGATCTGCTAATGATGGGTAAGCTGCTGCTCTATCTTTTTGATATTTTGTAGCAGCAAGTTCTGCATTTATTTCTACTCGAGCAATATCAATATCATTTTGTGTTACATCAATACCGTGAGCATAAATTTTTCCGTCTTTAGTTTTTATTTCTCCTCCATCTACAATTCCTGTAACTTCTGGATATGCTCTTCTTATAGCCTCGTGATCGTAAATCATAACACTATCTCCTGTATAAGTATTGTTGAAGTACCTACATAATTACCTTCAGCGTTGTAAGAATTGTTCCAAATTGTTGAAGCGTTAGTCATCCACCAAGGACTATATGTTCTTGCATTTGTACTTCCAGAAGTTTCCATAACTCTTAAGTTGGCGGAAATCATAGTTCCAGATCCGTTATATATTTGTGTGTTAGCAGGGTTGTAACTGGTGGTTATATCAGTTCTCCATGAATAAACAGTACTTGGACTAGACATGTCTGTATAATCACTTTTTTTTAACTGCAAAACTGATACTACGCTACTACCACAACCAACATATATTCTTCCGTCGAATACTATTAAACTATCATTTTTAATTGGTGTAAAAGTAATCCGCAAACCAGAATCTATTTCTTCACCAGTTGTAGATGTAGAACTTGTTACTGTATTCCATTGCTTATATGCACATTGAATAACTTTACCTCCTACACCTGTTGCAAGCTGTGCTTGAGATATTGATCCGGCTGCCGGAGTGATAGTTCCAAATGATAATTGTCCTGCACCATCACCGATAAGGGCATTACCATTTGACCCGTAGGTATTAGGTAATTTTAAGGCTAATTCAGTACCACTAGTTGGTGCCGGTGCAGCAGTTGGTGGGTTAAGCGATACGCTATTTCCACCTGAATGTTTTAATTTTATTGAACTCATAATTTAATTCCTATGTATATGCACCGTGATAGGTTCCGGTAGTAGTGCCATTTGTCCAAGTAGCTCCACCGTTTGAGATAGCAGCACCGGCTGCACCACCGTCACCGCCTTGTCCGACTGCACAACTTGCTGTACTTGTGCCACCGCCATTATTACCATCAGCACCGGCAGTACCTAAAGCTCCACCAGCTCCACCTCTACCACCAGAACCAGAATAGGATCCAGTTTGTGGAGTTGATGCAGTGGTAGCAGCTTGGTTGTAACCAGCACCTAAACCTCCAGCAGTGCCGGGTTTACCAGAAGGCGTGTACCAAGTGGAAAATATTTGTCTTCTACCTCTTTCGCCAGCACCTCCGCCGCCACCGCCGCCACCGCCACCAGATATTGTGCCAGTGTTGTTTACAGTAACTCCAGTAGATGCAACTGAAATGCCGTGACCTCCGTCACCTCCGTCACCTCCGTGATTACCGGATTGACAATTACTTCCATTACCACTTGCATTACCAGAAGCACCTCCATGCCCAGTAATAGTTCCAGCATTATTGATAACTAATGTTCCACCCATGCCAGAAGAAACAAGTATAGCTGGATTACCAGTTGTGGCTCCAATCGTTACACCACTATCAATATTTAAAATTTTAGGTCCGCCTCCCCAAGCACCTCCAAAAAGTGTTGCAAGGACTAGATCTGTTGTAGAGGTACTTACGGTTTCTTCTGTTACAGTAGCAGCACCATAAAATCTAGATAATTTATATTCACCGCTTGCAGGAAATGCACTGTTAGTTATATAACCAGAAGCATTATAGTAATACTCAGAAATGGCAATAGGATTGCTTCCACCAAATTCAGTTTGTATATCAGAATATTTTATTTCTCCTGAGCTAGTAATTGCCATTTACTTAGCCTCCAATACTTTTACTCGAGCTGATAATTCTTTTATTGATTCAATTAAAATAGAAATTAAAGCATGGTAATTAACTGCTAAATGACTATCCTCGTCTTTTAAAACTTTAACTTCTTTTACTGCTTCAGGTAATACCATCATTACGTCTTGTGCAATAACACCAGCACTACTATTACCATCACGTTTCCAGTTAAAAGTAACACCACGTAAATCTTCTACTTTCTCTAAAGAATTGGGAATAATTTGTATATTTTCTTTTAGTCTTTCATCAGATGCGACTGTAGTTGAAAAAGCAACTATGTCACCATCTGCATGAAATTCACCATCAGATTTAAATCTAAATTCGTTGCTGTTATTTATAAATATATCTAGTTGTGTATTATCAGTAAATTTTAAATAGTCAGTACTATCTAAGCCAGATTGAGATGTAGTAATCCCACCTGATCCACTTATTGTTGTTGCCATAATTAAACTATTGTGTAAACGCTATTGTTAGGGATTGTTAGAGTGACGTTGTTAGCGATGGTAATAGGACCAGCACTCATGGAGTTCTTAGTTGTACTTGTTGTGTGATCTGCTGATATTTCTGTACTGTTTTCATATATACATCCATTAGCTACTGTTGGATCTACATTAGTTAAATACTGACCATCTCCATATAAGGTATCTGCATAGATATTTCTAAACCTAACAGAAGGAGTTCCAATATCAGCAGTGCTATCTTGAGCAGCTAGTACTCCGGAAGAAACTAAAGCTGTTCCAGTAATAGACACTCCAGTTGCAGTAGTTGCTAATTTTGTTCCAGAAAAAGTATTACCACCAGCGTTTGCTGTTACATATTTAAGTTCAACCTTACCGTGTTGACTTGCACCAAGCACAGAAGGTGTAATTCTCATTACTTCGTGAGTAGCACCGTCAGAACTACCAAAAGTTATTTTTGATCCTTGTGATCCATTTGTAAAGAATATATCTTTTTGACCACCATCTATTATTAAAGATCCCTGTGCAACGTGTTGAGTAACACCATTTACAACAGCATTTGTAGCTCCTGATTTTAAATCAAGAGAAATATAATTATCAAGATTTATACTTTTCCCATTGCAATCTAAATCACCACCTAATTGAGGTGTAGTATCAGCAACTACGGCTGCACTAGCAAAACTTAAATTACCAGCACCATCTGTTTTTAAGAATGTTCCAGCAGGACCATCAGCACCCGGAAGGTGAAAGTTTACATTTGAAGGAATAGTTTGATTACCAAAAAATCCTACTTTGTTATTGTTTGAGTTGTCTGAGTCAAAATAAATACCACCAGTTTGTGCAAAGGTAATATCAAAACCACCCATACTGATATGTTCATCATGTCCGTGGTAAAGCTTGTTATCTATGGATAGCTGACCACCTGAATCTATTTTTACAAAGCTTGCATGCTGTAAATATGATGGATCTTGGTTAAATAAAGTTACTGTATAATCTGCATTATTACTATGAGCTGGTGATTTGATTTTTACACCATGACTGTTATTTTCGCAGTTAAGCTTTAAAGTACCAGCATTTGTATTACCTTTTACTTCAACAACACCTGTACCATTAGGAGCTAATTTAATATTTCCGTTTGTAGTACTTGTATTAATTTCACTTGCTTGAACATCTAAGTTACCACCCAATTGTGGTGTAGTGTCAGCTACAACATCAGCATCAGAAAATTCAAGAGCTGTTTCTCCTGAGTTTACTTTTAGTACCTTACCAGCAGCACTACCGTAGTTAGCAGGAGAATCACTTAATCCTGTAAATGTAGAACTACCTCCACTTCCACCACCACTTTCGTCGGCAATGATAAATTGTGAAACAGAAGCATCATACTTCAATATTTTATTGTCAGATACACCAGCAGTATTTACATCTGATAAAGCATTTAAAGAACCTAAGTTACCAAGTTTTGTTTTTTCAGCGTCAGTAAATTCATTGGTATCTGCGTTTGACTCGTATGTTGTTTTTATATAGCTTTTGTTATCGTTTCCAGAATCTTCATATAGAGTTTTTATTTCAGAAGCAGTCTGGTCGTCTTTTGCAGCAGGCTCAATATTTTGTAGATTATTTAACTGTGTAGTTGAAATTGTTGCACCATCTAAAATATTTAATTCTGCTGTAGATGCTGTAATTCCATCGAGTGTATTTATTTCTGATGTTGACGCAGTTACTCCATCAAGCGTATTTATTTCAGCAGTAGAAGCAGTTACTCCATCAAGTGTATTTATTTCAGCAGTGGTTGCTGTTACACCATCAAGAATATTTAATTCTGCTGTAGATGCGGTTATACCGTCTAATGTATTTAACTCAGTCGTATTAACAGTTGCACCATCTAATATCGCAACTTCTGTAGTTGTTAAATTATTAATTGTTCCACTGGTAGATATATTTCCAGTAGTTGTTATATTTTGCGAACCAAAATCAGGTGCGATTTTAGTACCAGCAATAGCTGCTGAAGCATTTACATCAGCATCTACAATAGTTCCGTCTAGTATTTTTGCAGAAGTAATCTGACTATCTTTTATGTCAGCAGTTACTATTTTTTGATTCTGCTCTTGAGCTGAAAATTTTACTAATTTATGGTTTGCATTTAAGTCAGCAGCTCTTATAGAAGAACCAGCAACAAAGGTTGCTGAGTCAGCATTTTCTAATGCAGTTTCTCTATATATACGGACTCCACCAGAAGTAGAGCCTGATACAGAAGCTTCTTTAAATATTACGTTAGAACCATTGACTGTGTATTCAGTTGTCTGTGTAGGAGGGTTAGTTGCTGTATAGGTTAAATCTGTACCATCTACAGAAACTTTGATATCCTCGTCTTTTATTCTTTCAATTGAAAATGAGTAGGATGCACTCCCACCATTTTTGTATTCTTCGGTTGTCGCCATTTGTTTTCTAACTTTTTAGTTTGGCGGTGGATTTTATTTAGGCAACTCCAAGATTGCGTCTATCGTGCCTTTGTTTGCTTCTCTGTTTTTTAGTTTTTGATCCCTTTCTGCAACAAGTAGTTTTTGAACATCATTCTCATCTTTAATACTTGCCCAAGCTCGTTTCTTAGCTCGAGTAAATGCTTTTGCAATTCTTTTGTAGTGAGGGAATGATCTTGGTTCTACATCGCTCATACCATTTTTTCTATGCCAGTTCATTTCAGCAATAGATGTTTGTATAGCTTCGTCTTGTGCCATCTCTTCAAACTCAGCTAATAGGTTTTGTTCACCTATTGCTTTCTGAAACATTGATCTTACTTTTGGACTGTCAGATAAATCTGTTCCATCAGGAGCTGAGTAAGTAGAGGTTCTCATGTCATAGCCACTATTAAATAAAAGCTCTCTACCGGGTGAATAATCTAAATTAAAGTTGACAGGTGATACCGCATTAAACATACGAGTAACAAAGTCATGATCTTTAATTGGTCTACCAGTAAGAATGTCGTATTTAATAGGTAGTGGATCTGCTGCTATACCTTCTGTCATTAAGTTTCTATTTCTAATAGAACTACCAATATCAGAACCTAATTCTCTTGTGTAAGGAGTTAGTACTTTACCAATCTCATTTCTAAGACCAGATAAAGGAATAGTATTGTTCATTAATGAAGCAACAATTCTACTTTGTTGTCCGGGAGCTCCAGAAAATAAATCAACAAATGACTGTAATCCTGCTAAATAAGATTTACTTGTAGCAGTACTAGCTAATGCCATTGCTAATTTAGATAATCTATCTTCAGCCCATTCTTCACCCATTAATTGTTGGTGATCTCCTATATCTCCTACTAATGCAAGTATTTGGTTGTAAGGTTCAAACGCATCATAGTTAACCCAAACATCACCAATTTTTATAGTTCTTGGTTTCCAGCCTGCATCTAACCATGCTTGTCTTTGTTGTCTATCTGTAGGACCATTGCCATGTAAATTACCACTAAGGTATGCCATAGATGCCATACTTAAAGCAGCCGTACCCATAGCTAATCTTCCATTTTGTACAGCTTTAGCATTTAATAAATCTCGTTGAGTATAGATTCCATACTTCTGTAATTCAGGAATAGGAGTCTTTGCTTTAGCTATCATGTTGAACTCCTTAACTAAGAAGTTAAAACCGGGAGTATGTTTAGCTGTAAGGGTTAATCCGTTAATACCAGTTCTTGCAAATAGAAAGAAAGGTCTAGCCCATGGTGCTTCATTAAAAGCATCTGCCATTTTTGCACCAAACCCAGTTAAGTCTTGAGTTAGTGTTGCTTCTTTTTTGGCATACTTAGCCATTTCACTGGTTAAGTTTCCATCTTTATCAAAGATCTGACTATTAAAATTATCTTCCATATCACGGAAGAACTTTGCATCTAGGTTTGCAAAATTAGAATCAGGTAAATTTTCAGCAGCTTTTAGAAATGCTTTTTCTCTAGCTCTAGCTCTACCAATAATTAGACCAAAAGCATCATCAGTTGCTGCCATGATCTTAGTTGAGTAGGTAAGAAGACTACTATCATTAAGTGTTCTAATAGTATTAGCTGTTCTATATATAGCTTTATCAACCATATTTCCTCTCGTTTCAGCCCACTGACCGTGCATAGTCCACTGATTATCTAATTCTGTAGGATCATAAAAACGAGTTTTCATTGTTGAAATATCACCAGCCCAATAACTATTTAGCTTTCTTTTAAATAATTCAAAAGATTCTGGTATTGCTTCTCGCATTGCGTTCATAGAAGCTAAACCAGCTCTCATAGTTGCTGAATCTCCTTTCAATGCACCACCTAAAGCCATAGCCATAGGTCTTGTAAAGGTTGCAGTTGATGTTCCTAAGACTGCGCGAACTGCTGTTTTAGGTCCAGACAAAACACTATGTGTAAACATAGAACCCATTTCTCTTAGTAGAGCACCTGTTTGTTTAGGACGTAAGCCATACTCACCACCTTTCATCCAGATCCTCATAAAGTTATCTAGGTCATCTAATGTCTGTACATCTTTAGCCATTGATATACCTTCAAACAAAGTTTTAAATATCTCATCACTTGTTTGTTCGTCAGTCATATCTAAAGCCATACGGAAAGCATCTATACTTTTCTGTACATCTTTATCAACAAACTCATTAAGTTCTGCTTGACTTAGTTTTTTTCTTGCTGCACTTACACCTTTTCTAGTTTGTAAGTCTCTCATTTGTTGAGAGATATCTGCTTTTTGTATTTTTCTTATTCTTAAACCAGCAATTAGTTTTTTAACCATTTGCTGAGCTGGACCATCTATATCTTTTAGGTCAGCTATGTTTGCTAATTCTCTAGCAGTAATACCTTGATCTCTAATATCACTAAATAAAGAAGCATTTATTAGATCAATAGCATTAGCTTGATCTGGACTTACGTATGAATATATAACCTTTCCATCTACTGTTTTTTTAATCTTGTTTGCATTAACTGATTTCCAAAACTGTGTAGGTGTTAAGTCAGATGTATTTCTACCTTCATATACTTTTTGATAAATATCAAAATCTTCAGACATTAACTCAGCTACAGTTTTACCCTGTCTCTTAGCTGTTTCTTCTAGATCTCTTATTTTATATTCACCATATATTTTCTTTATTGCTTTCTCTATTTCATTTCTAGCTTGACCAGAGTTCTTAGCAATATTATCTACCTCTGTATTAGATAAGAAAGAACCTGTACTACCATCTTCAGCACCCCATTTAGTTTTTTTATCTCTTATTCCTTTACGTACATCAGCAACTGATTCTGTTGATGTAGTTGCACCTTGCCATGGGTCAGCAATATCTTCGTTCTTTGGTGCTCTAAATCCGGGTTCTTTTATCTGTTCTGCTACTTCTGCTCTTTTCTGTAATTCAATACTAGACTTTCTAGAATTAATAAACTCTTGTACTTTCTGTCCTATACCAGTAAGTTCTTCTGGTTTAGCACCAGCTACTTCATCAGATAGATTTTTAATACCTTGTGTTAAGGGTTTAAAGTCTTCTTTTAAAGCATCACCAAGTGCACCTCTCTCCTGATATACACGTTTACCAGCATCTAAAACTTCGTTAATAGTTCCTTTGCCTTTTTCTTTTAAAGCTTGTGCTGCTGGAGTTTGTGCTCCTTGCATCATCTTAAAGATGGTTGCATCAAACACAGCTCCAATACCCATACCTTCAACAACATTTTTCAATGTTTTCATAGCAGGGTGGTCGTGTTCTTTAGTAGCTAACGGTGTATCAAGCCAAGTAAATCTTTCTTTTAACATTCCAGAAAGGTTATCGTCTTGAGATGTTTTGGCTACTAAGTCAAACTTTGCACCAGTTAAGGCACCATTAGCCAAACTTGCTGCTAAAGTTCCACCTTTAACAAGCTTTACTGTTCCACCTGTTAAAGCAAGAGTACCTAAAACATTAGTAGAGCCTCTGACTAATCCTCCCCACCATGTTTTGGTTTCGATAGGATCGCCATCACCATACATGAAATCATCCCATTCAGTATCGTAATCTTTTCCCTCTCTGGTCATTTCGCCATTGAATAAATCAATGACTCTTTCTGGGGCAGTGATTATATTTGAAGCAATGTCTCTAGCACCAGCTCCTAAACCTATTAAGGTATCAGCAGCATAGTCTCCGATAGTAGCTCCTTCAGGAGCATTTGCTTCTACCTTTGCTTCTTCTGTTTTTTGTGCTTCGAGTTCTGCTCTCGCATCATTTCTCTCTTCTTCAGCAAGTTGCATCTGTTGGAGAGTGTTTGCAGTTTCTTCTGCATTTAATCCATCTCCAGATATTCCTATCTCGAGATTCATTTCTTCATCCATAGTTACCACGGTAATTATTGCCTAGAGAAGGCAAGTAATCCGCAGTTACTTGTCCTTTCTTACTAAGGCTTTTTTGTTATAAATAGAAGTTTTTGTGTTTTGTTCTCCTGCTCCCTCAGCTTCTAGTCTTGCTCGTGTAATACGAGAACGAGTAGGAAATTTATAAATTAGATTTAATATTTTATCGTTATATTTAGTTTCTTCTGTTTCAGGTATTTCTACATCTGGTAAAAGGAATTTGATTTGTGAGTTAGCTAAATCAATAGGATTGACTCCCATTCTGCTTGCTAAATCTTTGTAGTAATCTGGTAAATCTGATGACTGTCTAAGTGGTGTTTGATGCCATAGTAATAACTTTTTTTCTATAGCTGGACTGGATGATAATCGAGTCGTTTTCCATTGTTTATTAGACGATTGAAGAATATTAGTTTGTATGCTTCGTTCATAAGACTCATCACCATCATCTTCAAAATTGGTATTCATCAAAGATCTTGTTAAACCTTTGTTAGCGATAGTTGATTGCACAGCTCTCATACCAGCGTTATAACCATCATCAGCAGTACCTACAACTACACCATTTCTAACTGTTGCTTTCATATATGCCTTATCAAATATCTCATTAAGATTTTGATTTAACATTAACCATTCAACTGACTTAGCATCTGTTTCACCAAACGCATCTCCTGTGCCTTCGTTAGTAAAAGACTTAATTAAATCTCGTGCTTCTTTATGTTCTGCACTACCGGGAACCATAGCTCCACTTTGTATTATTTTATCCTTATATTTGTTGAATATAGGAGTACTTACATTAGCTAGTTCAAAATCATACACACCACCTTGGTAGCGGATAGATTCTTGAATCATATCTTCTGCTTGCTCATCATCTATATGACCTTGCAAAGCATTAGATAATTCAGTAGGAACATACCCGTCATACTTGTCAGCATAGACTTTTCTAAGCTGCATTTTTTGTTCGTTTGTTAAATTCTGAGCAGATTTAATTACTTGTAAATCAGCAGCTATATCGTCAGTTCTTTTTTGCTGTCTAGCTTCTGTACCTAATCTTGCAGCAGTAACTAATTCTTCGTCTAACCCTTGCCATTCTTTCCAAGAAGCCATTGTTTTAGTAGAACCATCACGAGCTTCTATTTCGTGATTAACAATAGCAATAGCTTCTGTATATGTAATTTTATTTTCGCTTACAAGTTTTACTAAGTTTTCTTTAAAAGCAATCCTACCAACTGAAATAGAAGTTCTATTTCTTGCTGCATATCTAGCTGCCCAATCGTGTGCAAGTTGATGACCATCATCAGGGTTAGCCGCAGCAAATCCTGTTTCTATCATTCTTGAATCAAACTCAGCTACTTGTAATTGATATGCACCTTCTCTAGCTATAGTTTGTTTTCTTCTTCTAGCTTCATCAAACTTATCTATTTCTGGTTTAACTACAGCAGCAACCATGG